TTTTAGGGCCGGATAGTATGTCCGGCCCCTATTGAATCATTTATCCAAGATACAAAACATTGTTAGCCTGGCGCGCAACGTGTGCAGCGATGGTGAAAATGTGTTTTACGAACATATCTTCACGATTGTTTGCAATCTTGTTGATTTCCATGCGATTGATATCGGCAACCAGGTCGGTACACCAAATCAAGTTTGATGGCAACGCGGCAACGATACAATTTTCCGGGACGGGAACAAATTTGATTTCAACGCCATTGTAAAAATACTTGTCGGCTTTGATGTCAACGCTGAACAAATCGCGATATGTTGCGCTTACGTTGAAAATATTGATGAATTGTTTGTGCGAATATGGCGCGTACAAATAAGGCTTTTCGCTTTGTGCCAAAACAACGGCCGGGATCGCGGCGTATACTTTCGCATATTCGGCGGCAACATCACCGGCATCAATTGTGGTTCCGGCAACTTTCACGCGTGTTCCCAATGCGCCATTGTTGTAAATCATCTTCGCAACAACGCCATCAAATTGTGTAGCGGTTTGTGCGGCGGCCCATGTTTGTTCGGCGGCTCCAACTGAACCCTGGCCGGTGCCTGGTGTCAACGCTGCGATAGCGGTTTTTGTTGCGGCGGTAATACCACTCCACCATTTTGTTTCGGCATCGGTTGAAATTTCTTTTCCGTATGCGGCCAAAACAACGCGCTCGAATTCGGTGGACATCATTTCCCATGCGCCAGGCTTCATTGATCTTTTGAACCTTGAAGGGCGAAGGGTGTTGGGATCGAATTCTTGATAGTACATTACTTTGGTCGGTGTTACCGATGTGTCATTCAAAGTGATTGTACCCTGGCTTGTTGGTGCGCCGGATGCAAACGCTTGCAATGTTACCGCGTTAGTATTTTCGGTGAAAATACTTTCGTTTTTAACATCGCTTTCGAATGAAACCAAATTGTCTGCAATGGTTTTGTTTTCGAATAAAAGTTCCTCCAATACCGGCTCGTATGCCTTACCGCGTATGTCAACGATAGATGCTGAAATTGCCATTTTATTTTGTTTTAGATTTTGAAATTTTCTTTTCGGTTTCTACTTCCTCGATTTGATCCGGGAACCTTTTTTGCAAATGCTCCAATTGTTCCTGGCTCAAATTCGATTCCGATGTGAACGGGTTTGATGCCGGGCCATACGCCCAAATTTCAATCCCATCTTTTATTTTTAATGCCATTGATTAAAAGTTTTTTGAGGCGCGGAATTTTTCCAATGCCGACATTTCATCAAATGATTTCACCTTTTCGGTGGGTTGTTGAACGGATGTATTCGCGATGGTTTCCACCAAAGAAAACATTTGTTTCAATGTTTCGGATTGTTTGTCGATTGTGTTTTTTTGTTCGGCAATGGTTTGCTTCAATTGTGCGATGTCGGTTTTCGCGGCCGCGAAACCTTGTTGGAAATCGCTAAACATTCCGGGTAGTTTTTTCATTGCCTCAACTTCAACCTCAACAACCGGTGCAACTTCGGGTTGTTTTACTTCGGTAATCAATCCGCCGGCGGTTACAATCTTTCCGCCATCTTCGAATTCATGTTCGCCATCGGGTGCCGGTTCGCCGTTCAACGTAACCGATCCGCCAATTTCCAATTTGTCGATTGAAACAACCGCGCCGGATTTCAATTTGTATTCCATGAACTTTTGCGGTTCCGCCGGAACGGGCGTTGCCAATTGCTTTTCCATATCGCCGAAAATCATGGTTCTGATTTTTTCAACTGCTTCTTTGGGTGTCATTTGATAATTCTTTTTTGTTTGTGGCAAAATTTAAAAGGTTGTTGAATTTAAAATATCAACTATTTTTTGAAATTGTTCATTGTATTCATCTTTTTTCCTCATTCCAAAATTCCCCTCAACGCTAAACCCTTTGATCATTCCATCCTTTACCATTTGCCACGCGACATCATTTTCAACGTACATGGAACCGAATAGTGATCCATCGGCCAAATCTTCAAACCCTTTCATTGGACGGATTCCGCGCGCTTTATCGGATTGGAATATTTCAAACAATGTAACCCCGGGAACCTTCATTTCGGCGTTGTGCATCAAATTAACGTTATTATGAAATCCCATTTTCGCCAACTTGATGGCAATTTTCTTGATTGTTTCCGGTGAAAAGAAAACCTCATAATCCCCCAATTCCGGATCGGTGCGGAATATCCTTTGATTCGCGATCATCAATGGCCCGGATATGATGCGCTTTTCTTCATCTTGTATGGCGAATGATCCGCGATCAATTTGCTTCAATTTACGTTCCGCCCATGCGACACCTTCATCACCGCCCCAACATAGCCACATCAAACGGCCACAACCATCACCCAATGGGCGATCCGAATTTTGTTTGTGCCTTTGAAACGCCGACATCCGGGCGATGGTTTCGCGCGTCAACTTTTCGCGGTTCGCGATTTGGTTGGCTCTTATTTTCCCGGTTGCTTCGCCGCAATCACCCCATCCGTTTTCCTCAACCCAACGCAACGCCGTTTTTGCATTCTCAACGGCGGCCTGGGGATAATCATTCCAGGATTCCGCGAATTCGCCATCATGGTATAAATAAACACTATCGGCCGAATGTACGGCCCCGGACATCAAACGGCCGGATGAATCCAAATGCGTTGGCCCGGTGTATGGTTTGCCATCCTTTGTATAATGCGTAACGCCCTCCGAAAAATGTTGATCCCACATCGAATAACAAATCGCGGCGGCTTGCCCGGCTTCCTTGCCTTCGCTAACAACATAGGAAATGCAACGCGGAATAAAATCATCTTTGCGTTCGCCCTTTGTTGGCTCGACAAACTGATCATTGAATTTCACAAAATCTTTTTTAATCGCCGGGCGATCAACCAATGCGATGAAATCAACCATTAAATCCGAATCCATATCTTCGGAAATCATCATTTCATAAACGGGTAATTTTTTCATTTATATTATTTTTATTGTTTTATCCTAAACGGGCGGCGCGTTGCAAACGTACATTGCGTTCATCTGAATTCCTAATATCCGAATCCAACACATAGGCGCGATTAACCCCACCGGCGGCGGCGTTTCCAATGTTTTGAATGGTTGATGCGCTTAATGATGTCGCGGTTGATTGTGGCGCAACGGGCGCGGCAACGCTTGCCATCGTTGGCGTTGATCCACCGCCACCACCACCGGCCCCGGGAACTTGGGTTCTTCCAATGTTTCGAACGGCCGAAAAACCGGATGCTAAAATCGTGGCAACCGATGCAACTTTTTGAATCGTTCCGAATGGTTCCGGGATGATTGTTTTATTCCGCAATACTTCGGTAACGCCTAAATATGTGTTGATTAACGCTTGGGATATTGCCAATGCCTTGCCGGCGATGGTTTGTTTTCCAACCAGGTCAGACAATGCCGACATTGTGTCCCCGGTCATTTTCAACGTATCGCGTTTTTGTTGTTCGTACAACATAACGCCATCCGCCTGCGCCTTATCCTCTTTGCTTTTCTTTAATGCCGCCTCGGTGTTGGCATTCGAAACCGCGCCAATGGCTTGCAAATTGGCTTCGGTTGCTCCCTTGATAACCGGATCAATACTTTTGATTGATTCCTTTCGGCGATCATCAATCTTTTTTTGCTCCTCCTCTCCTAAACGCCCGGCGGCGATTCTATCCCAATACGCATCCCTTTCCTTTTTTATCCGGGCCAATTCATCCTCATGCGCTTTCTTTTTGTCCGCCTCGGCTTTATCCCTAATCGCCTTTCGGTTTGCGGCCTCTTCCCTTTCAATCGATGTGATTTGCGATTGTGTTTTTTTGGAAATCTTTGCCATTGATGCCGCTTCATTTTCGGCGGCGATGATCATCGTATCAATTGCGGATAATTTTTCCTTATCCACGTTTTTCATGCCTTGCAATTCCAACCGGGCCGCCTTCAATGATTCAATTGAACCCTCACGAATCTTTGCAATCAAATCGCCACGCGCGCCCAATTCCATCGCCATCGCTTCCATTGTTAGCCTGGCTTTCATTTGGTTAATCTCAATCACCTTTTGCGATTCCTCGCGTTCAATCCGGGCGGCCTCTTTTAGCGCCGCAACGCGATCCTTGATTGGTAAATTTGCATCGGCCGCGATTTCGCGCGCATCTTGCAATTTACGATTGGCCTCGGCCGTTGCAATGGCCGAATTCTTTTGCGCATCTTCCAAATCATCTAACGCCTCGGTGATTTCGCCAAACCTTTGCGCCGTTTGTTCCGTTGTAACGCCCAACGCCGACAATGCGCCAATTAATCCGCCGGTGATGTTTTCTATCAACCAAACAAACCCATCAATCAAAGGCGTTAAAATCCCGGTGATGAACGTATTGAAAACACCGGACAATGTACCGAATGCCTTTCCCAACGAATCGGAAACGCCCTCCATTTGCTTGAACTTCTGAAACAACGCCACAACCAACCCGGCAAGCAATGCAAAAACACCGATGATCGGATTCGCTTTCAAGATATTAAACGCTTGGGTTAATGCCCCAACCCCCTGGGACGCCTGGCCCAATGCCGGCGATAACGCGCCCAATTCGCCTTTAAGTTTACCGAATGAATTTCCGGCATCCTTTGTTTGCGTTGATGCGCCCTTTAACGCGTCCTGCGTTTTGCCTATCTTTTCCGCGGAATTCCCCGTATCAACTTGTAATTGCGCTTTTATATTTATATCTGCCATTAGTATATTCTGTTTATGATTTTAATTAATTCAACATTGCAAACATCTTCATTGGTGGCGTTGAAATCGGTGATTTTATTCAACCGATACAAAACCCCATCAATCCAAATCAAACGGGCAAAATCCAATTTATAGATATCTTTAAACGCCAATTTCATGGTGCATGTCAACAACCGGGAATCCTTATCGGTTATTTCGGCCATGTATGCACTCCAATAATTATTGAATAAGTTATTCGCGGTGTAATTGGTAACCGAAAAATCCAATTCTTGTGGCGGTGAAAAACACAAATCAAACGTTGGCGTGATCGGATCGTCAACATGTCCGGCGTAACCATACGCGGTGTATGTATCATGGCCGGACGGATGATTCAATTTCCATGATGTTGCCCCGGTGATTTTCTTGGCTTGCATGATCCGGATTACCGAATCCATTTTATCCTCTTTTGTATTCTCGTTGGATTTTTTAAAAATGGACGGGTAAACCTTATCCGTTCCGGTGTATTTTGTCAAAACCGAATTGGCGAATATTAATTCAACGGATGTGGTTTCCTTTGCGAATTCGAATTCGGTATCGAAAATAAAATCGCCATAACCTTCATTGAATTTATTTCGATAGTTTTCCGAATAAAAATCATTGTCGGTTTTGTATTTAAAATTGTAGTACCTCGAATTCAATTCCGCCATTGGTTTGATGCGCATCGGCCTTGAACGATCAACTTTCAACGACCAATCAACCGATCCGGCATCCTCATAAAATGTAACGAATGGTAAAACCTTTAATTTCTTATCGGTTTCGTAATCCTCGAAAACGTAAAGGTTGAACATTTTGCATATTGTCGAAAAAAATTCCCGTTGAAAAACCCCTTTCGGAATGGTGTCATTTACTACAATCGTATCATTATATCCAATCGAAACCAAACCTGGTGTAATTAACTCAATTTGAAACAATGTTCCCGTGTTGATTGTGTAATCGCTTATGTTTGCGCTGACCTGGACGGAAATTGTGTCGGCCGGATTGATTGTTATGTTGTTAACGGACAAAATCAAGATCGTTGCATATCCTGGCGTATATGAAACAACATCGGCGGCGGTTGAAATCGTTGTTCCGTTTTTTTGCAAATTAACCCGGAACGTATTCAATACCGGATCGATTGTGTTGATCACGGCGTCAATTTCCAAAATTATGTTTGTCGTTATTGCTGATGCGCCGCCGTATGTGAAAATAGTATTTCCACCGCTTGCCGTGAAATCCCCGGCGGTTGAAACCGAAAACACAATCGGTTGCGCCGATGTGTAATTCGTTGTCGTTGGTGTCGCCTGGAATGCGGTTGTATTATATCGATAAAGGTTTTTTTGATTGTGCGGAACAATTAACCGATTGAACAACGCCGATGATAAGGCCGGGAAATCCCATGTGTAGCCGGACGCGGTTAATGTTTTTTCCAATATTTGCCGAACGTACAACGCCGGGCGAAACGCGGTAAAATCAAAATCAATTTTATTCGTTGATACCGCGCCGTAATCAATCAACGGAAAATATAATCCGGCCCCGGCGATGGTGTTCCATGATGCCGATATGTTTGTTGCATTCCATGTTGCGTTGTATGCGCTAAAATCTAAATCCTCGATTTTCTTATTCGCCAACGCCGCGACAAAACCGCCCAAAGTTCCGAACACAGCGCATTCGTATTCAATGAAACCATCTTCGATGATGATTTCAAGGATTCGGAAAACCCCGGTGAATACTTGCATGTTGTCCGCAAATATTATCGCATCCGCCGAAACCGCCGCGTTGAAATTTAAACCGGCATTTGATTCCGCCGGATTGTAATCATTTCGGGAATTGACGTTGAAAATATTGCCGAATAACTTGTTGTTGTTTTTGGTACCTGGCAAAATGATCGTTTTCGAAAACGTTGTGTTCTTTGCGCCAAAATCTTTGATGTCATCAATCGACATTGTTAGCAATGTGCTAAACGATTCATTGATATCAACGGCTTGCTTTTCTACGAACAATTGGATCATTGGAATTGTGTTTTGTATGTTACACCAAAATCAACCTCAATCATCAAGTTGATCAACCCATCAACAATGTGTTCTTTGAATTCGTAATTATTGGCCGTCATGATTACCGGATACAATTCGCCTTCATCTTCGATGTAAACCTCGGCCGATGTTGTCAATTGTGCCAACCATTGATATTCGGCATCGGAAAGCCAATCCGTATTCAATCGCAACTTTTCGCGGAACCGGCCCCCGAATTGCGTTGTTTGTTTGTACATGGTGTAATTATTCAACACCGAAACGGCCCCGGCGGAACTTACCCGATACGGCAATTGTTTGAATGTTTTCCTTTCCACATCGTATGTTTTGCGCGATACCTTATTGAACATCATGGTTTCGTATCCACCCCATTTATTGAGGAAATGCACATTGTAATTTTTGTAAAGGCCCGTACAAATGATATTAACCCGGTAGGTT